GTCATTAATGGCCATTAGCTCAAATCCCCTTTTATAAACTTGGCGTAAGCCTTTCCCATTTTGTCTAAAAACTCATCCCCTACCCACAGATAAGGGCGGGCTGGAATTTGCTTAAATCCCATTTGGTGAACAGCGCCATAAATCATGTTGGTAAAAACAAGCGCCTTATTCTTAAATCCACGGAAAAGAATCGATGCCCGTAGCCGTCCGGTATCTTGCAAAATCTTTGCGCTTCCACCATGCGGACCCTTGCGACGCCTTGCCAACGTAACCGGCTTTAAAGGTTCCCACTTACCCTCTGGTCCTCGTTCTTCCTCAAAGTGTTTCATGCATTCCTTATAAGCCCTGGCCGCCACGTACTCCGCAAATTCAACGTTATTCCCGCCACGCTTGGCCGCTGCCGCCAACTTTTTTTTCATATTGTCTATGCCTGAAACGCGCAGCTTAAGTCCGATCATCGTTAATCGTCGTAATTCGATCAGAGTCAACACCCCAAGACGTGCAGGTGTCCACGTCAAACGTAGTAGCGTAACGCATGTTGCCTGAAACAACTTCCGAGGATGATGATGGTTCAACCACGGCGCTTCCATTGGTAAGCGTGAGCCGTATTTCACCATCGGCAATAGCCGAAAGTTTGCTCAACTGGATCTTGTACCTCGGATCATCAGTAAAATCATTCCTGTTCATGCTGTCCGAGGAATACAGGTACATATACGAATAGAAAACAGCCAAACCATCAGCAATAGCTCTAATTTGAACCGGAACATCGGTAAATGGGAGACTATACCTGCGGGCCACATAGCCATTAATTTCTGCTTCTGCGTCTGCAATAGCTTGAGTCACAAGCGCAGAAGAAGCCGTATAGCCAGCCGACCCGGTAACGGGCAGTTGAGGCATCAGGCTCATTATTTTTGATTCGCTGGTATAATCTCCCATCGGACTACCTCAGCCTTTCAGGATCTACGCCGTTCTTGATAAGATCTTCCCGCGTCATTGCCTTGCAAACATCCTTACCGCCACTGGACTGAAAAACCAGTTGGCGGGTGGTGATGCCACTACGGCTTTCTACCTTGTAAACCTTAATAATTCTTTTCCCGTCGCGCTCCACAGGATACACTTCAAACGAAACCTTGGGCGTTTCCTTCTTCCACGCCAATGCTGCGGTTTTCTCCGCTTTTGTTTCGGGTGAAATCACCACCCCATTTTCCGGCGGTTTAGCTGCCGGAGGCCGTCCACGTGCCATAAGGCACCTCCTCCAAGGTTATGCCGGAGCGAGGATAACCCCGCTCCGGCTTATTGCCAATTCAACTACGGCAGGTTAACATTCTTGATAATCGCGCCGCAAGCAGACGCCACACCCCTAAACTTGTATTCCTCCGAAACTTCGATCCAGTCACCTTCGATCTTCTCATCGCGCCATTTCTTGACGGTACGGCCACCGGACTTGGTAAGCTTGTAAGCAGCCGATGCCATCTTGCGGCCAGGCGTGGGAGCCATATACCCAAGGAAAAAGTCATCGCCCCAGACATACCCGCTAGTAACCGTGACACCCTCTTGACCAGTATCCAAAATTGCCGTGCCGACATGGATTTTGTTCAGGTCAAACAGAGCCGCCAGGATTTCCGGTGTAACAATAGCCCGCTCAACATACTGAATGCGTCCCGTGATGTTGGTGTTTTCGCGGGTGATGTCGTAAGCCTCTTTACCCATGACGCCCACATTGGGAACTTTTCCAGAAGCCAACAAAACCAAGCTAGCCACAGAAATCACGGCTTGCACCGGGAACGCCCCCGAGGTGTGCCACGATTCCGCAGTAGCCGTAATGCTGCGGCTGTTCGACCAATTGGTCGTGGTAAACAGCAACTGCGCCGCCCGTTGTTCTTTCCGCAGATCGATCTTGTCGGTAAGAAAAGCGGTAGTATCGGCATCCAAGGAAAGCGGGGCATCAGCATTTTCGCGGTCCTTATCAATGACCGAGTCTTTCAGCGAGTGCCACTCAAGGCGATAGCTCGCCGTAGAGACGCCCCAAGTAGCTTGCTTAGATTCCGAACCATAAGCCCGGGTAGTTTCCGGCAGCTTAAAGTCCGTAGTGTAGATGTAATACAGGTCGCTAGACTTTGCCACAGGCAGAGCCGGGATAACCTGATCGGCAATATAGCTTTCATTCTTGTACTCAATCGAAATATTCGTGAGCGGTTGATTAACGTGCAAGTTGCTATTAGGCATTGTTCATCCCTCCCTTAGTAGCCAATGCCCGGGGTCAGCAAAATAGAAATCGCTGCGCCGGTTTTCTGGGCCTGCTCCAAGGCAAGGCCGATAATACGCTTGCTAGCCACCGAAGATGTAAAGTCAGTGGTAGGCGTGAAGTAAGTAACGTAACCCGCCTCTGCATCGCCTGCCGTCTGGTCAGCGGCAACAACATAGGTAAACGCCAAAATTGAGTCATTGGCATACGCCTTCGTAACGCCAGCAATACGGACGGTCATTTCCGCCGAGGTGCTGTCCTGAACACTCTGAATAATACCCACCGGGACCATCGTGCTAGTCACCCGGTAGTCGGCAGAATAATTTTCCGTGGTCGTAGACTGCTGCGCAAAAGCCACCTTATACTGCGACGTGGTCGTGTTCGCATAGGTGCCAGTAGTTACCGCATTACCGATTTTAAAAGTAGCATCGACGGACGTTCCGCCGCCAAGATTAGCCAGACCCATGTTAAGCCACCTCCCTAGTAGCAATGTTATAAGCTTCCGTGTATGAACACTTCTTTTCCTTCTGGATAGCCTTTACCTTTTCGTCCAAGGTCGCATCGGTCGAATAAGTCCGTCCATCTTCCGTAGTAACCTTGTCATCTTTCTCGGTTTTCTTGCCCTTGTTCGCGTCGTCCGTGGTCGTCTGCTCGGTAAAATTAATATTCCCGGGCAGCTTGGCAATCATGTCATTCAGCAGGTCAAGCGAAGTGTTAAACTTGCTTTCCTTGCCATCGCTGAATTTAACCACCTGCTCGCCAGCCTGCGGCATAGCCAAAGCGGCCAAGTATTCGCGCTGAACGGGAGCAATCTTCCCGGCCTTGATGCCCTCGTCAATAGCGGAAAAAACCTTGGCTTTAATCTCTGCCTGCTTGGCCTCCTGGACCTGCGTCTCAAGAGCCTTAATTTGATCATCTTTTTCCTGCATATCTTGGCTAAGCTTAGTAAGCTTCTGCTCACTTTCGCTCAACTGTTTCTGGATTTCTTCAACAGTAGGCATGTTATCCCCTTTCTTAGTTTTGTCGTCCAAATCGTGGTAATCGTGCAATTCACCTTGCGGGAGATCTCCGTCAGAGTAAAGCGCCAGGATATCGCTAATGCTCGTAACAGCCGGCATGTCAGCGCCCAAAAGCGCAACAGCCTTTAACACCCGCTTGTGAACATTCCCTCCGAAAGTGAAGTTCCAGAGGATTTCGCTAGAGAATCGGCCATAGGCCTTACGATCAATCAAATTCTTGATCTTTTTGGGCACGTTGCTAAACGTTGCCAATAATTTATCCCCAGAGCGTTTAAGCTCTTTAACCCATCCGAGAGCCGGGAAGCCGTCAGCTTGGGCTAATTTCTGATTGTCACTATGCCCCAATTTCAAGGGCGCTTTGTATTTGCGACCGAGAAGGTCAAAGTTGTGGACCATATTGTCCAAGTCTGCCGTTGTGTATTCCTCGCCCTTCCACTTACCGGCAGCGAAAACCTCAACGTCTTGAAGCTCAAAAACTTCTAAATCGTCATTGTCGGGCATCGTGTCACCTCACTACTTGAGAGTCAAAAATCCGCCCTTTTCACGCTTCACGGCAGGCGGTTCTTCCAGCTTGTCCGCTTCTTCCATTTCGTCATGGAATATAGGTACAAGGATTGAGCGGCAATTATAATGATTAGGCGGTGCAAACTGGTCATACTCCGCTGGCGTGATAAACTTTTTGTCCAGCGCCATGCAGATATCGCTTGTTCGTGAGTCCATGATAGCGGAATACTGATAGCCGATAATGGCATCCCCTAGCTTGGCAAATTGCTGGCCGCGAGATTCGTTAAAAGCAGCAAGCGTATTGGTGCGAACAATGGTTTCAATGCGGCCGCCGCCTACAGAATCCATCATGTCCCAGGCCGTGAACTCATCCTCAAGCATGGCAATGGTATCCTTCACGCTCGCTCCCGTGCGGATGGAGTCCATAAGCGTACCCTTAGCAATCTTAAGCAGCGCTTCCGCTTCCTCGTCTGCCAAGTACACCACGCGATTTTTGAGCCATTGTGCTACTTCCTCATAGGCTTTTGCTTCCGTGGGGAATACGGCGAACTTAGATACTTCCGGCTTCGCGCTTTCCATGCCGGCGTCATATGCGGATTTAAGCATATTGCGAAAGGCTTCACGCAAGGCAGGCATGCCCTTAATAGCCAGTTGATTCACGGCGTCATAGTTCTTGCGCTCAATAATCCGGCGGCGAACAATAGCGTCCTTGAGATCGCCAAGAATGGTTTTAATTGTCTTGCCGATAGCCTCGG